AACCTACTGCTACGTTTCCTGTTCCTGTAGTATTAGCACATAATGAATTACCACCTAAAGCAGAGTTTGTTGAACCTGTTGTATTTTTACATAGAGCTTGATTTCCAACAGCTACGTTATTACCAGCTGTTGTGTTTGCTGTTAGTGCGTTATTACCAACTGCTACGTTAGGAGTTCCTGTTGTATTAGCACATAAAGAAAGATAACCTACACCTACGTTATTACTAGCTGTAGTATTTCTACGAAGTGATTCTTGTCCTATTGCTACATTAAGAGCACCTGTAGTATTATCTTCTAAAGAATTAGTACCCACAGAAGTGTTAGCAAGACCTGTTGTGTTACTATTTGAAGATAGATAACCAACTGCTACATTTGATGCACCTGTTGTATTTGTTTCTAAAGCATTTGTACCAACAGCTGTGTTATTTGAAGCTGTTGTATTAGATGTTAATGTTGCTCTACCAATAGCAGTATTTGATGAACCCTCTGTATTAGCATCTAATGAACCACCACCAATAGCAATATTGCAACTTCCTGTAGTATTTAATTTTAAAGCTACGTATCCTAAAGCAGTATTTTCTGTTCCTGATGTATTAGCATTTAAAGTACAAGTACCTACTGCTGTAATATGAGATGCTGTATTAGCTTTTAAAGATTCATGTCCAACAGCCACATTATTATTTGAAGTTTGATTTGCACAATTAGCAAATCTTCCAATTCCAATATTATAGCAACCTGTAGTGTTACTTTGTAATGAACCACCACCAACACTAATATTGCATAAACCTTCTGTTGTAGAAAATTGACTATTAAATCCCACTGCAATATTGTGAGCACCGATTGTATTAGTTGCTAATGCTTTTCTTCCAACTGCTACGTTACTTGATGCTGTTGTATTAGATGTTAATGCACATAGTCCAACAGCTACATTATCGGTACCTGTTGTATTTGCTTTTAAAGAACAAGACCCAACAGCAGTGTTATTATCTGCTGTTGTATTTCCACCTAAAGCACCACAACCTACCGCAACATTGTCATCTCCTGTAGTGTTAGCACCTAAAGCACTATATCCAACAGCAACATTTTTACATCCTTCTGTATTAGCAAATAGAGATGTAAAACCAGAAGCAACGTTGTGAGTACCTGTTGTGTTAGCTTTTAAAGAACAAGAACCAATTGCTGTATTTCTGCAACCTGTACTAGTTGCTAAAGCACAAAAACCCATAGCTGTACTATCAGAAGCTGTAGTATTAGAAAGTAAAGCACTTTTACCAACAGCTGTGTTGTTGTTTGCTGTACTATTAGCATGTAAAGCATTTTGTCCAAGTCCAGTGTTACTATCTCCTGTAGTATTTGATTTTAAAGATTGAAATCCCATAGCTGTGTTTTGACAACCCTCTGTATTTAAACACATTGATAAAGAACCAACTGATGTATTTTTACACCCTGTCGTGGTACCACACATTGAATTAAATCCAATTGCAGTGTTGTTTGATGCTGTGGTATTGTCACCTAACGCTTCTTGTCCAACAGCAGTATTACAGTGTCCTGTAGTATTGAGTGTTAAACTAAAAGCACCTACAGAAGTATTATTATCTCCTGTAGTATTAGCATCTAAATTGCCACTACCTATACCTACATTAAACTCTCCTGATGTGTTAAGACCTAAAGCACTATCTCCTACTGCTGTATTATGTGAAGCTGTGTTTTTTCTAAGAGCCTGATAACCAACAGCTGAGTTTGCAGAACCTGTTACGTTACTACATAATGCACTTCTACCGATTGCAACGCTTGTTCCTCCTGTAGTATTTTTACACATGGCATCACAACCGATTGCAACACTAGCATTACCTGTAGTATTGGCTATGAGTGCGTTTACTCCAACTCCAACATTAGTTGAACCTGTCGTGTTGTTTTCCATTGCATTTCTACCAATAGCAGTATTACAACCACCTGTATTATGTCTTAAAGAATCTTGACCCATAGAGGTATTAGAATCAGAAGTTTGATTTGTGCAACCTGAACGTAGACCAACACCTGTGTTGCCAGAGCCTGTAGTGTTTGCTCTTAATGAACATACACCTATTGCTGTGTTAGATTGACCTGAAGTATTTGATAATAATGTTTCATATCCTAAACCTGTATTATAACTAGCAGTGTTTACTTTTAAAGAATGATAACCCATTGCAACATTACCTGCGGCTGTAGTTAGAGTGCCTAGAGCACAAATACCTACACCAACATTTGCAGCGCCTGTTGTGCTAGAACCTAAAGCTGAACCACCAATAGCTGTATTATTACCACCTGTTGTGTTAGCAGTTAATGAACAAAGACCTACAGCTGTATTAGAGGCACCTGTTGTATTAGCTGATAATGAATTGTAACCCACTGCTATGTTATGACAAGCTGTTGTGTTAGCATCTAATGCTCCAGAACCTAAAGCTGTATTTTTACATCCTGACGTATTTACTAATAAAGCATTATGACCAACTGCTGTATTGTCATCTACTGTATTTGCATCGAGAGCCTGTGTACCTATTGCAACATTTTTTGAACCTGTTTGATTTGCTTCAAGAGAATTAACACCCACAGCAATATTAGAACCACCTGTTGTATTATTTGCTAAAGAACCATATCCAACACCTACATTAGAAGCACCAGAAGTATTATCTGTTAAAGATGTACTACCAATTGCTGTATTAAAGTTTCCGCTTAAACTTCCACTATCTAAAGCAGCATTACCTAAAGCAAGATTACCTGTACCTGTTGGATAATCTCCATCTAATTTTATTGAGCCGCCATCTGTAGAAAAATTACCAGCATTAGTTATTCCGTCTGTTGTAGTAAGACCATCAACATCTAAATTTACAGCAACATTTAAATCTGCTGGAAGAGTAACATCACTGTTTGCATCTTCTACAACTGCCTTTGTTGCAGGTAGAGTACAGAATACATCTTTTGTACCTGCTGAAAAGTTTACAGCATTGTTTGAGTTTGATGAAGTAATAGGTGTTGTTCTTGCTAAAACACCTGCTGATACCGTTCCAAGACCAACTTCAAATTCTGAATTTGCTTGGTTAACGATTGCATAATAAGTTGTATTGCCATTTCCTATTGCACTAGAAAATGTTTCAAAACCTTGAACGGCTCCTGCTAATGTAAAATTACCTGTACCTGTTGTAGTAGAGGTTTCTCTTACTCTGTCATGTATTACTAACGCCATTTAATACTCCTAACCAGAGATTCTCAATATAGCTGCTGAAGTTGTAAATGCTGGAAATACAACTGTGAAAGTCCCTGACGTACTAGTTTTATCTGCTCCAAAATCTAATACTGCAACAGCTGCATTGGTTGTAGCTGAAGATGTATTATAGATTAATGCACCTCTTGCTGTAATTGTTGCCGAAGTAAACGACAAATCTGCAAAATCAACAATAGCAACACCTTTACCAGTTCCTGAACCAATAGAAGTACCACTGTTAACTAAAGCTCCACCACCAGCTGCATAAGTTCCTGTGTTACCAACTTCATTAGTATTTGCATAAGCAGTTGTAGTTGAGTTTAGAGTTGCTGAAGAAGTATAAAGAGCTAGCTTAAATTTATCACCACCTGATTGTTTAAAATTGTGGTCACCTTCTAATAATTGTTTTTTAAATGCATTTGCAATTGCTTGTGTTATAGCCATAATTTATCTCTTATTTTCCTCCGACACGAGGAACACCTGACTGGTATTCATCACGTCTTCTTCTTCCCATTTGTTCTGTAGCAAACCCTTGTACCGCTTGTTTATATCGTCCCTCATATAATTGTAAAAGATCTGCTGGTCCTTTTAAAAAACTAAAAGCTTCGACTAAACATGCATACAAAAGTCCGTTGGGAAAATACTTACTCAAGTATGTTTGTGTATTTGTACTAGATAAACCTGGGTCTTTCAAGATATAATTGACTTGAACTTGATATGTTGAGTTAGGAGTAGGTGCTAAAACCATTTTATCATCCTCCCACATACCGTAATATTTAGGTTCTCCAGTAACTCCTGTAGAATTAAATTCAGACATAAAACTTGTATCTCTAAATTCTAAAAAATTTCTCGTGGATCCTGAACCACCGTTCACTATTTGAACAGATCTAATTACTAAAGCATCACTTGGAGTAGAAATAAACCTGTCGTTTGTAACTAAATTAGCTGTAGCATATCTTCTATTATTATCAGAATCTACATCTCTAAAAATTCTAAATTCAGCATTTTCAATAAAACCGTTTACAATAGTAGTAGTTAATACATTACTATCTACCTCCGTATAATCGCTGATTTTTTGTACTAATTCTGCATAAGTCATTATTCAGAACTCTCCTTATATTTTCTACGTATTTTTTTTACTTTACGATCTTCTTCTATTATTTCTTGAAGTTCAGGTTTAAATAAGTTTTTAATAAATTTAATAAATTTTTTAATCATGGTGATATCGTTATAGGTCCTACAGAACACCCATAACCTCCTCCTTTTATATTTCCTGTTGTAGCAGTATCTGTATTAACTGTAAAGAAGAAGAAATTACTCAATGCAAAATCAGTTGTAATTCTTATTCCATTTTTAAATAAACCAGTTGTAATAGCGTATCCAGATCCTTGAGTTATTTGCGCTCCAGTTATTCCATCAAAATTTGGAATTGCTGCATAAGCAAAAACAGGATTAGTAGATGTTCCTGTACCAGGCGATACAGTTGGCGCTCCTCTAAATAAATATGTTGTACCGTTTGTTAAACCATGTCCTGGAACATTTACATTTAAAACACCTGATCCTGCTTGATAAGTTTTAAAACCATTTTCAGGAATCATAACTGTTGTTATTGGTTCTGTCCTATCTGTTCTAACATTAAGTAATGCAACACCATCTCCACCAATTGGTTTAGGTTCTAATTGTGGTTGCTTTGGTTCAAACTCAGTATAATGAACAAATGAACCATTCCATTCTCTAACCATTTCTTTATATGGAAACTCCATACCTGATCTATCTGAAATAGCTTTTGCATGTTTTCCTGTTGCGTATTTAGACATTAAGTTCCTGGGTAATAAGCTTTAGGTGTAATAAATGTACTTGAAGCTGAACCATCCTCTTGTAATGCTCTTTGTAACTCATCTTCGTAAATAAGTTTCATACCTTGAAGTAATTGTGGTGCATATTTCATAGAAAGATAATAAGCTAAACCAGAAACCATGCATGGAACAAATCTAAAAGGCATGTCAGTTGCATTTGTATATTCTCCTATATCTTGAATTCTTTTTATATAATAAAAATGCATATCTTTAGATGCATTGGTAGAATCAGGAGTAGGATAAATATTTATACTAACGTGATCAATAAATCTTTGTACCCAATATTGATTAGGAGTACCTTTAGAAAGTTTGTTTGAAAAAGC